GACCATGCGCAGCGCCTGCATCGGGCCGATGCCGAGCTCGCGGCCGGTCATCAGGACCAGGAGCGCGTCCTGAGGCTTGCCCCGCAACGCCTCCGGGGCGAGGGATGACGAGGCGATGACGATAGCGGTCGGGCCGAGCGGGTCGGCTGCGGCGACGGTGTCTGCGATGCTCATACCCGCGCCTCCTTCCAGCGCCGCCGCGCCTCGGTAATCTCGACCCCTGCGAGGGCGCACAGGGTCCGCATGTGGCGCACGTTGGGCCGCGTGTGGCCGTTCGCCCACCGGCTCACGGTGGCAGCGCGCACGCCGAGCACGGAGGCCAGCGCCGCGCCCCCGCCACAGGAGCCTGCGGCCTCGATGGTGACGTAGGCCGGGACTGCGCCCGGCTCGATGGTGGAGAGGGGGATCATGCGCCCCTCGGCGCCGCAGTCACGGCGAGGACTGCAATCGCAAGCGCCGCAGTCGCCGACCACGGCCTCGGCGTCTCACATCGCAGCGCCTCAGCCACGAGGAGCGCCCGTCTGCCGTGATGCGGCTGGCTCGCTGCCGCAGCCCACGCGCGGGCAGCGTCGCCCTGCCGCGTGTTGCACGCAGCCTCGTCGCGGACGACGTCGAGCAAGTTGCCCAGCTCCGCGGATGCAGCAGACGTGGCAACACGCCCCGGCCCGACGTCGCCCGACGCCTCGACCATTGGGATGTCCTCGCGCGCGACGCCGCACGCGACGAGTGCGAGCGAGAGAGTCTCGACGCGCCCGTGCGGGAACGCCGAGAAACACTCGCTGTAGTGGCTCCAGTGCCCGACCATGTAGCCCATTCCATCCTCCTCGCGCCCCTCGGCGCCGTGCCGTCATCAGTCGCCGATATGGCGTGCAGGTCGCGCCAGCGTGCAGGCTGACGGCGTGCGACCCATTGAGGCGCCCCGGAGGGCGCGGCGGTTAGGCGGCCGAGGCGTGGCGCTCCGCAATCTCGACGGCGCGCTCGTAGGCCACGCCGCGCATCCCGTAGGGGATGTTCTGCGTCTCGCCGATGCGAGCGCGCCCAAGTTTGACAGTCGCCCAACAGCAGAACCCAGGTACGGTGCTGATGGCGATGGTGTACGTCTTACCGGCGACCGTATGCTTGTGCTTCGTCATGGCCCATCTCCTCGCGACCCCTCGGTCGCCTCTGATGTTTTCGCTCCCGGGCACCTCGCCTCGGTGAACAGACCATCCCACGCCACGACGCATAGGTCAAGCGCATATTGCGCTTTTTGACACTTTTCTCCAAGACCGTTGCGCCGCAACGACCCTAGCCTACGTCGCGACCCCGTACCGCCGCAGTCCCGAGCGTGTGCGCCGCATCGCTCAGGTACGCATACACCCGCGCCGCCGTGCTCGCGTCGTCATAGTCTGCGTGGTCGATGTCGTCGCCCGCTGCGAGGCCGTGCGCCCCGCCGAACGTCACGGTATTGCCCGCGATGACGGTGATGCTCACCTCGCCGCCGCTCGCCCACGCGCCCGCAGGGATGCACCGCACCCGGTCGCCGACCGCGAAGTAGGCGAGGGACGTGCGCCCGATGTCGGTCTGCGCCTCGCCAGTACGCGGACACACGGCGCTCGTATACTGATTCGCGGCGACCACCACGACGGTCGGCGAGCTCACCGACGCGACCCGCAGCGACGGCGCCCACCCCGAGGGTCGCAGGCCCGATGCGCCGAGCGTCAGCCCGACGCGATTCCCGAGCCAATCCCGCTCGACGCCGAGCACGCGGCACGGTTCCGAGGTGAGCCCGAGCGTCCCGTCGATACCGACTGCCGAGCTGCACGTCAGCGTGACCGTGTCGCCGACCCCGACCTCGAGCGCGCCGGGATGGTCCGCACTGACCGCGACCTGGTACCGCACGCGAGGCACGCCGGCCCGTCGCCGGAGGTGCTGGATGACCGGGAGCAGCAGTACCGCCGCATCCGCGCCCCCGCCGTCGAGGCGGATGTGGCGCAGGTCGAGCGTCATCTGCTCGCCCGCGTCGCCCCCGGTCGCGTCCACCGCGTCGCTGTCCACGTAGGTCGTGACGCGCCCCGGCTCGCCGGCCGCATCATGGTCACTCTCGATGCGATACGAGCGCACGACCCGCCCGTCGACCGTCGAGACGCACTGTCCGTCTGCGAGGATGTCCGCGTCGGTGATGGTCATCACCGCGTCAGCCGATGGCGCCGGCCCGATGGGCGTGCACACGAGGCGCTGCCGCCCGTCCGCCCAACGCTGCACGACTGCCGCGCCGATGAGCGTCAGCACCCCGCCCATGACGTCGGAGAGGGTCGAGGAGCCCGACACGTCAGCCGAGACGCCGCGCAGGGGCTCGGGCATCGGCAGCGCGGAGAATGAGTCCTCCAGCATGTCGTCATCGTCGAGGCCTGCACCGTAGGGCAGGACGTCGTATGCCCCGTGGACCTGCCCGCCGCCGCCCGACTGGAGCAGCCGCAGCAGAAGGACGCCCGGGTCGACGCCCTGTGACCGGGCCTGCGGCGTCACGCTGATGGGCGTGCCGCGGTCGAGGATGTAGCGGTTCGGGTTGTCGACGTGCGCGACGGTCAGCAGGTAGCCGACGAGGTCGCCCGTGTCGGGGTCGTTGACGGCGCTCGATGCCGTCACCCCGACGTCGATGGACCCACCCGCGCCGTTGTTCTCGTCGCCCCCGGAGAGCCGCAGCGTCTGCTGCTGCCCTGCGCCGGAGTACACGTCATCGGCGACGAGAAGCCGAGTTTCCGACCCTTGGAACCATGAGAGCGCGGGGCCTCGACACGGGATGCGGGCCAGAGCGCGGAGGTCAGCGTCAGCCGAGACGCGCTCGCGGCGAATCGCGAAGGACTGCGCCTCGATGTCGATGAGCTTGGCAGGGTCATCAGGCGCCCGGAAATCGACGCCGACGCAGACCTGCTCACCTGGTTGCCACCGCAGCGAGAGAGGCGAACGCGCAGCTCCGCCGACGATGAGCCCGGCGCGCCAGAGCCACCCCGACCCATCCTGCGACAGCTCGACCCGCGCCCACCGGCCGAGGCGCCCCTGCGTCGTGGCGATGCGCCATCGGTCGCAGTCGTGCCGCGCATCGTTCCAGGTCACGCCCGCCGCGTAGGTTCCGGCGATGATTTGAAGCGCCCGCTCGGGCCAGCGCACGAGCTCGCCCGTGCCGGTCGGGTCGACGAGCTCAAGCGTGCACGGCTCCTCGACGTAGGGCGAGACGACGAGGCCGAACGGCGCGCCGCCCGCAGGCGCTGCCGGTGACGGGTCCGTCGTCAGCCGACCGCCGATGCCGCCCACAGCGCGCGCCGTGACTGCGTGCGTAGCCGACGCCCCGCCCGTGTCCACCTCGATCTGCCCGCCGCGCGGATGGTCCGGGTCGAGCGTGATGTCGGTGAGCCGTTCGTGCGCGCGGTAGCACCGGATGTCGACCTCGGCGTCGGTCCCGGCGTTGACCTTGTACTGGCTCTGATACGCCTCGGAGCGCTCGAAAATCTGGTCATGCGTGACCCGCGAACCCTGCCCCGGAACGATGTAGTGCCAGCCCCGCACGAGGGTCGTGCTCGTCGCGCCCGAGGAGAGTCGCTGCCGCAGGAGTGCCGACAGCGGGGCGATGCGCAGTTCGAGCGTCAGCCCGTCAGCGGCGAGGGACGGTTCGCGGTCGAGCACGCCGCGCCAGACCTCGGCGTATGACCCGACGCGGACCCCGTGTGCGACCGGCGCCGCCTGCACGATGCACACACGCCCGCGCCACGCCGTGACCTCGCGAGTTACCGCGGGCTGATACCCGCGCGACGGCTGCCACACGTGCCGAGCGATGCGCGTGTAAGCCACGCCGCGCGCCACGTCGAGGTCGAGCGCAGAGCCGGTGCCCGCACCCGTGACGTGCAGCGCCTCGAGGCCGCAGTGGATAAGGCCGGTCCACGCCGAGATGTCCGACGTGCACGTGATGACGCTCGGCCCGGTCTCGCTGATGAGCGTGGCGCCGAGCGTGGTGCGCGACGTCGCGCCGCGGGGCCCGATGCGCCGCAGGGTAGAGAGCGGGTCCACAGTGCGCGCCGTGGTCGTGGCGTGGAGCGGCGAGAGCGCGGCCCCTCGAGCGAGAAGCCGCACCGACACCGGCGACTGCTCGACCGTGGCGTCCACCTCGTCGACGCTGCACGACTCGGGACCGAGCGACAGCACGGCCTCGACGTCGCGGTAGGTCATCGCGCCGCCAGTGCCCGGGATGTTCTGCGAGTCGGGATGCGGGCCGGAATAGTAGCGGTCGGTGAGCCCGGCGACCGTGACCACGACCGCCCACTGGCGACCCCGCAGAACGTCGAGCGCGGCGACGGTCACAGCGCCACCCCCCATACCGGGAGCACGGCGACCGCGAGGATGCGGCACGAGGTCGAGGTCACGCGCAGCACGGCGACGGTCCCGCGCACGTCACCTGCGGTCGTGTTCGCCTCGAGCGCGCGAGGCCCCGACGCGCTGCCCGCCGTCGCGAGGTCAGGCCGGCGCACGTCGCCCGAGACCTGCCACGTGGGCACGATGCGCCGCTGCCCGGACGCGGCCGCGATGCGTATCTCGGGCAGCTCGCGGCACGCGAGGGTGCCGAGCGCGCGCGACCAGGTCACGCCAATGTCGATGACGGTCGAGGTGATGGAGTCGAGCCGCACCGTCACGACCGGCGACGACGAGCCGCCCGCCTCCTGCGCTGCCGTGAGCACAGCGATTTGAAGCGCCGCGTCGAGAGGGCCGATGGTGATGAGCGCGTCGAGGGCCTGGTTGACGCCATCGGCCGAGTGCACGTACCCGTGGCGCCGCGCCGCTGTGGTCTCTACGACCTGCGTACCGTGCACAACCTGCCAGTGCCGCGCGTAGACCCCGGCGAGCGTGTTGGCCCCGCCGGCGAGGCCGGCGAGCGTGGCGCCCGTGACGGTGCGCGCGGTGCGCATCTCGGCCGCAGCGGGGAGGATGAGACGCGCGGTGTAAGGGACCGTCACGTCCACCCCCACACGAGGACGCCGTGCACCTGGTCCACCGTGCTCGTGTCGGTCTGAAGCCGGTCGACGAACGCCGGGTCGTGCTGCGGCACGATGCCGACCGCCTGCCAATCGATGCCGAGCGAGGCCGGCGCGATGCCCTGCCCCGGGCGCTGGCGGATGGTCGCCGTGCTCATCGAGCGCGCAGCGCCGGCGCCGACCTGCACCTCGGTCACGGGCCCGCGCTCACCGTCGCCCGAGTGCCGCAGGACGATGCGCCCATCTGCCGCCGACGTGGTGCGGATGCGCACCGTGAGGTCGAGCGCGCGGTCATCGACGTCGGGCAGGCGAGGCCCGGGGAAGCTGTGCCGATACGGGGCGAGTTCGTTTTGGCTGGCCGTGTCGACGTTGCGCAGGTCGCTCACGTTGGCGTGGACCCGGGGGAGCGCTGCGAGCCCCGCCATGCACCCGCGCAGGTCGTGCCCGAGGCGCGCCGAGAGCGGGTTGTCGGGCTCGATGTCGTCGTCATCGACCGCGATGCGCCCGTCCGAGAGGCGCCCCGCCGCGAGGCTCGAGAGCACCGGGTACCGCACGAGGAGCGCGACCACCTCGACGGGCGTTGCGCCGTCGCCGAGCAGGTGCATCGTGATGTTCTCGTACCCGCCTGCGAACCCGACCGCGAGGCTGCCAGAGTAGACCGCGAGGGACGTGGAAAGCCCGTCCGCGGCGTCGATGGTGAGCGTGGCTGCGCCCGTGGCGCTGCGTATCTCGACCGCGTGCGTGGTCACCGGACCGGCTGCGACGCGCGCGATGAGCGTCACGGTGACGGCAGTCGCGCCGGCGAGCTGCGGAATCTCCCACTTGCCGCACTCGGCGAGCGTGCCCGCCGTGCGCCGGCAGACCGACGCGCCGCCTGTCTGCGCCCACGACTGCGAGATGACCGTGCACCGCGCGACCTGCGACATGAGGTAGTTGACCGCGCTCCCGAGCGGCGTGACGGTCGATGCCTTGAGCGCCTCGCCCGTGAGCAGCGCCTGCGGGTCGACCGCCGTGTACGAGCCGGGGATGGTGCGCGCCACGCGGCGAGAGTATCACACGCCGCGCAGGGCGTCAGCGGCCTCGACCCGCGCGAGCGGGCCCCGGTACATCACAAGCTTCAGGCTCTTGCCACTGGTCCAGATTCGCGCACCCCGCGTGCTGCCTGCCGGCCTCGAGGCGCCCCGCCCTGTCGTGTTGCCGAGGACGCGGTATCCGGCCCGGCGAAAGCACGCCCCAGGCACCGCAGACGCGACCGCTGCCGGGTCCACCATTGTTTCCCAGTGCAACGGCGTCCACCCGTACCGCGCCGCCCACTCTGCCGCTGCCACGCCGTGCCACGTGCGCAGGATGTCACCGGCTGATGGCTCGCCCGGCAGTCGCGTCTCGACGCGGTACAGCGCGCAGCACACGGTCTCGGCCAACGGACGCGCGTCTATGAGACCGAGCGAGCGCCTCGCCGCAAGTTTGAACGGCGGCTCGCCGAGAACAATCCACCCGCGAGAGCGCCCGCCCGTGAAGATGCGCCACGCGAGTTTCTTCCCGGGCGGCGCGCCCCTGCTGCCTGTGTAGTGGTCCGCGTATGCCTGCACGAGATCTGCGTCCCATGTTGACACCGGCAGGAATGCCGCGTCGCTCATGCTGTCCTCCTGCGCTCCCTCGAGCGCCGCGCATGATGAGCACACCGCCGCGCCCGTGTCTACGCGTCCTCATCGACGAGCAGCGTCACCTCGTCGGAGCGGACCCGCGCGCCATCGAGGCCAAACGCCACATCCGCCGCGCTGCCCCCTGCGACGCGACCAGGCACGCGCCCGCGGAGATGCTCGGTCGTGTAGGCCGTCGAGTGCGCCGCGACTGCCGTGCCGTCGTAGAGGTCGGCGAGGAGTCGAGAGCGGCGAGGGTCGCCGAGGTCGTGCGAGATGGCGACGCGCTGCCCGCGCCCGAGGAGCGGCCAGCACGCGGCGAGCGCTTGCCCCTCGTCGGAGGTGGTGTGCGTCGGCCCGCGCAGGGTGTACCCGACGCCGTGCTGCCGGCAGTGCCCGATGTGTCGACCCCGAGCGCGGCCGCTGGAGAGCTCGACGAGCCCAGCCGACGTGCGCAGGGTCTGCGAGTAGCGGGTCATGCCGCGCGAGAGCGGGAGGACCAGCGGGCAGACGTATGTCGCCGTGAGCAGCGCGCGCCCGCCCGTGACCACCGGCGACTCGCTGCCGGTGAAGCCCATGAGCCGCCGGAACGCGAGCCCTGCCGTCGTCGAGAGCCACCCGATGGGGTCGATGGTCGGCGACGGGTACGAGGTCCAGACGCGCCCCGTCTCGTCGAGGCCCCACCGGACGCGCCGGTCTGCATTGTCCACCGCGTCGTTGTCCGCGTCCTCGAGCGAGGTCAGCGGTGAGACGCCCTCATCGGTCGTTGTCGAGGCCCGGAGCATCGTGGGCACCGAGTGCACGCGCGCCGTGATGGTCGACACGCCGATGGTGTCGACGCCGTCCGTGATGGTCAGCGAGTGCGGCGAGGCCCCCGCGTCGTAGTTGCCGCGCGTCCACGGGAGCGTGCCGACCACCTGCCGGTATCCCGAGACGAGAGATGCCGCCGTGGTGCCCGTGGGCATGCCGTAGGCGTTGCCCGCGGTGGCGACAAGCGACCATGCCCCGAGGCTCGCATTCGGCACCCTGATTCGGACGCGGTCATCAGTCGTGATGTCAGCCTCCCACGCGAGAGTACCGCCGCCCGCCGCTGCCCACGCGGTGATGATGTCGCCTGCGAGATGCCGCCCGGCCTGCGACCCGTAGCCGGTGAGCCACGCGACGACGTCGGGATACCGCCCGCCGTCGTACATCGACGCCGCAGCGGGTAGCGTGATGTTCGTCGCGCCCCTCGTAAACGGGATGAGCCCGGCGAGCGCGGCGACGTCGCAGCCTGCGAGGAGCGCGGGGTAACGGGCCATCACGCCCCCGCGATGCTGCGCGCCGGCGCAGGGACAAGGATGGCCGTGAGCCCGTCAACGGTCGGGCGCGTCCAATGGCCTGCTGGCATCGCTCGCGCGCCCGCGCCCGAGCGGACCGACCACGCAGCCCATCGCCACTCCGGCCCGGTGGCCGCACCCGTCAGACACTGCGAGGTTGACGCCATCAGGCCACCGCCAATCGACCGCCAGAGAGACCACCCGCGCGAGCCTCGCGCCGTGCACCATCGACGAGGACCGACGTGACCTGCTCGACGCCGAGGACCACGGTGACCATGACCGGCTGCGCGCCTCCGGGGCGACCCGAGGAGAGCGAGCCCACGCGGTCACCGCCACCACCCGACGCCCCGCCCGAGGACGGGCGCGCAGAGCCCCGCGAGGAGCCCGCGCCGAGAGCGCGCGCCGTGAGCCCGAGGGCAACGCCGGTGCCACCCATGACCGCAGCGGCCGTGCCGAGTTGCGCGGCACTGAACCCGAGCAGTGCGCCGCCCGTCAGCGCCGACGCAACTGCGAGCGCGCCGAGGAATACCGAATAGCCGAGCGCGGTCGCCGAGAGCGACGCGGCGACCTCGCCCGCGACTTTTCGCAGGCTCTTGCCCGTCGCGTCGCCGTCGATGATGAGGCTCGACAGCGCCTGCCCGGCCTGCGCGGAGAATTGCTGGAGCGCGCCCACGCCGAGCGTCGAGAGGTCGGTCGCTGCCGTGAGCGTGCCTTGCAGCGCCTGCTCGGCTGCTGTCGCCTGCGGCACGATGCCCGCTGCGGGATCGTCGGGGCCGAACGCATCCGCGCCCTGCGAGAGCACGTCAGCAGTCGAGCGGCTCGACGGGAAGAGCCCGTCTGTCACCGGCACGCGGCCCGACTCCACGCCCGCCACGAGGCCGGCGACGCGTGACCCCTCGGCCGCGCGCTTGATGAGCGGGTCGATGGCCGTGAGCGCCTTGCGGAGCCCCTCGACGGACGTCGTTTCCTCGCGGGTCGCAGCAGCGCGCGCCGTCGATGCAGCCGCAGCGCGCGTGCCCAGGTTGATGGTGTCGAGCGTGACCTCTGCCGTCAGCCCGACCTCGCGCCGGCCCTGCTCGCGTGCGCGGGTCAGCGCGACCTCTCGCCGCTCGAGCGTACTGGTCGTGGCCTCGATGAGCTTGCGCACCTCGAGGAGTTGCCCCTCGGCGTTGCTGATGTCGCGCCGCGCGAACTGCGCCGCGAGCGCCGCATCTCTCACGCTGCCGGTGCCCTCGCCGCCGAGCCGAGCCCGGAGCGCGCCCTGCGACGTGACCGCGCGCGACCGCGCCGCCTCGATCTCCGACTGCGCCGCCGCCTCCTGCGCCACGAGCCGCTCGAGGTCGCGCCGCAGCGTCTCAATCTCGCCCTCGATGCCGCCGACCGCCACACCCGCGCGCACCGCTGCGACCCGGTTCGCCGCCGTGAGGTTGCCCCCGGCAGCCGCCGCGGACGCCTTCGAAAGCTCATCGATGAGCGGCCGCGAGACGCGCGCAGCGTCGCCGACCGCCCGAATCTTGACCCCGAGGCGGTCGTAGGACGTCGTCATCAGGTCGGATTGGGAGATGGCCGTCCCGATGGCCGACGCGAAGTCCCCGAACTGCCCGATGACCACCCCGAGCGGACCGGCGAGCCCGACGCCGAGCGCCACGGATGCGATGTCGAGCGCGCCGTTGAGCGCGCGCATCGGCTTCTCGACGGCGTCCACGACCTTGTCGAGCCGCTCGGTCTGCGCGGCGAACGATGCGACCCCTTTGCCTGCCGACTGCGTGCGCCGCTCGGCCTGCACAGCGGCATCGCCGACACGCCCGAGAGCACGCTCGGCGACCTCCGCGCCGGTGACCGTGACGGGGAATGCGAGCGCCATCAGGTCACCGCCTCGCCGCCGCGTCCTGCCGCACTGCGTCGGTCTCCCACGCCTCTGCCGCCTGTACCTCGCGCATCAGGACCAGCACCCCGTCCACGACCGCGCACGTCGGCTCCGGTGCCACGTCCTCGATGCGCCCGCCGAGCTTCATCCATTGGTACGCGTCGATGATGACCCGCGCCCACGGTGCCCCGGCCTCGCAGGTCGGGCACACCAGGCACGCGAGGTCGTCGCGCTGGATGATGGGCTCGACGAGCCACGTCAGCCCGTCCCGCTCGTCGCGGTCCCACTCGCCCCCGGTGCCGTCGCATCCGTCGCAGGCGTGGTGACTGCGGCCTTGCCGTTGGCATGACCCTCGCCACGCTGCAAGGGCGAGGACTGCGCGGGCGCTTTTGGGAGGCTGCTCACCGCCTCGATATGCCACGCGATTTCGCGGACGATGAGCCCCGCCGAGGCATGCGCCGCGAGGGCCTCCCACAGTGCCGAGACGGGGTAGCCGTCAGGCCCGCGCACGAGGTGCGGCAGGTCGCTGATGCTCTCGACGCAGGCCGCGATGATGGCCTCCGCATGCATCAGCTCGCGGTCCTCGCCCTGCGCCGTGTGCGCCCCGGTGCGGCCTTCGATGAGGGCGACCGTGCGCCGGTCCATCGGGCGCGCCGTGACCCACGATGCATCGCTCGGGATGTCGAGCCCGGCAGGGTCGCGCGTCGCGTAGTAGTGACGCAGGTCGGCGAGCGGCAAGCCCGACAGCGCCGGGTCGGTCGCGAGTACGAACCGCGTCGAGACGAGCGCCGAGGTCGAGACCGCGAGAGCCATCAGGACACGACCGCGAGGAAGCACCACGCGCCCTTGGCCGCGGTCGGCGTGCCGGTCGTGTCCGCGATGTCGGCCGAGCCGCCGCGGATGGTCACCGTGCTGAAGCTGCGCGACTCCTCGATGGTGTCGGGGTCGAGGTCGGCGAGGTAGCCGCCCGGGATGATGAGCGCCGCGCCCGTGGCCGCCGTGCCTTGCAGCGGGAGCACCCAGGTCGAGCGCGTCTGACCGCGCAGCCGAGCCATGAGGGCGCTGCGCTGCGTGTCGGCGAACGTGATGCGGGCCTCGACGAGAACGCGCGTGATTTCCTCGTCGGTGCGCTGGAGCACTGACGTCGTCGCGCTGCCCACCGGCTCCGTGTCCACGGTGATGGTCGCCTCCCACGACTGCACGCCGAACACAGTCCGGGCGCCGGCCTCGGGCGCCGAGCCGCTCAGAGCGCCCGAGATGACCGAGCCGTACCGCCGCGCCGTGACGCCACCGCCGACTGCCGAGCCCGCGCTCGGGGTCGCGCCCGAGATGTCGCCCCGGAACGGGCCGGAGAACCGCATCCGCGCCTCGGCCGTGGAGTTGGACGCGCCGCCGAATCCGATGGCGAGCTCGCGCAGTCGAGACCCGGTGACGACGATGCCGCGCGCCGCGTCCCGATACCGCCACGAGAGCGAGGTCGCGCCCCGGGCCCCGATGACCGGATAGGCGACCGAGCACTTGCGCACGAGGTCGTTGACCTGCGGGGTCGCGCTGAATGCCGGGTGCACGGTCACGCGATTCGTCCCCGTGTTGACCGATGTCACGCAGGCGAACTCCATCGCCCCGACAGCGTTGCTCCACGCGACGACGTCGCCGGGATTGACTTCGCCGATTTCGCCGGCGCCGACCCCGTAGACCGTCGTCGAGACCGCGCCCGTGACCGTCTGATACGTGCCCACCGCGGTCCCGAGCAGGCCGAGCGAGCTGGCGACCATCTGCCCCATGGCGGTCGAGGCAAACGCCGTCGAGCCCGGCAGCCGGAAGGGCACCGACACCGGCAGGTCGCCGCGCGAGATGCCGACCGGGAGCGAGTCGCTCGGGGAGTAGGGCGCGTCCACCTCGGGAGGCTGACCCGCGCCCGACGTCGAGACCAGCGGCTCCTCGTAGAGAGGCACCGCGCCCTGCCCGACCAACTCGGCGATGGGCGCGCGGATGCAGTTGATGCGGCTGTACGACAGGCCGCTCACGTCGACCGTGGTGTAGTCCGTCGTGGACGGCGACCCGAAGGTCGACTCGACAGCGAGGGCCAACTCCTGCCCCGCCAAAAGCCCTGCGCTCATGCTGTCACCTCTGCCGTGATGCGGACGCGCAGCACGCGCCCGATGACTCTGCCGTCGCCGTCGTCGAGCTCGACAATGGCGGTATCTGGAAACACCTCGAGGATGTTCGCGTCCGAGCCCCACACCGACGCAGGCCGCAACGCCTCGACGAGCTGCACCGCGTCCTCGTAGGTCACGAGCCGGGCCAGGTCGCCGTCGTCAGACCACGCGAGGTCGGAGTCTCGATAGACGACGTGGAGCGTGATGTCGTGCCGCACCTCGTCGAGGGTCGAGGAGATGAGCAGCCCCGTGTCGACGGGCGGCCCGATGTCGAGCCACACCGAGCGCGTCGGCAGGCTCGCGAACTCCAGCGCGATGCCCGACTCCGAGCGGATGTCACGCGCGCGCGTCCACGGGCACGACTGCACGCTCGTCGGCGTGAGGCCCGCGATGGTCGCGTACAGCGCGTCGCGCAGGGTCGTGATGCTCACTTGCGCTGCTCCTCGACGAGCGCCGTGAGCAGCTCGGCGATCGTCTGGTCGACCTGCCCGCGGTCCTTCGGCGACAAGCCGAACCACGGCCGCTTGCTGTTGACGCCCTCGGCGTACGTCACCGCCGCGCCGCGCACCGTGACAACGCATCGAGTGCGCAGGACTGCGGTCACGTCGAGCGAGCGCGCGAGCTGCCCCGATGCCGTGAGGTCGACGAGCACGCCGCCCGAGCCGACGCCCTTGCGGGACGCCCGCTTGTACTCGGCGTACCCGCCCTCGTAGAGCCTGCCGATGATGGCACCGCGCCGCCCGTCGACCCCGCGCTGTGGGCCTCGTCGAGCATGCCACGGGGCGCCACCCTTGGGCTTCAGCCGCCGCGCAATCTCCGACCGGAAGTAGACCACGACGCGCTCAGTCGAGTACGCCGCGTGCGCACGGTCATTCAGCCCGCGCCCCTCGCGGAACGTGCGCTGCGCCATCTGCGTGGCGACCGCCTGCCCGATGGCGCGCATGGCCTCGGTCGTGACGACGCGGGTGGGCCACTTCGAAAGGTCGACTCGGGCGCCGACTGCCATCAGCGGTCGTCCGTGACGCGGGTCCGCGTGACCTCGTAGGGCGCCGATGGGTCGGTCTCGTAGCGCACGACCGAGAGGTCCGTGAACGTCGACCCAATGCCAGCCGTCGCGCGCCCCGTGGCGGCCCCGATGGCGGTCTCGCCCGTGTCCACTACGCCGTCGCCGTCAAGGTCGGCCCAATCGACCAGCGCGAGCACCGCGTCGATGCTCTCGACCGCCCGCGCCCGGTAGTACGCCGCGAGGTCGGAGCGGTCAGCCCCGGCGCTCGAGGTGCCATCGACGATGGCGGCCGCCGTGAGGTAGGCGTGGGCGCGCGAGAACTGCGAGCCCGGCAGCACGTCCTCGACCCGGGGTGCGATGCGAGACCGCACGAGGAGGACCAGGTCGTCGAGCGCTGCGTCGCGCTGCGCCCGCCACGAGCCCTGCCCCATCGGGCGCGAGCGCAGGTCCGGGAACGCCGCGAGCACGTCAGCGTCGGAGAGCCCGGTCGCGAACGCCATCGCGACGATGTGCAGCACGTCGCGGTCCCGCCGGTAGTCGACGGTGATGCCCTGCGTGGCCGCCGTGTAGTCGACAGACCACCGCACGTTGCGGGTCGGGGTCGTGCCGACGTGACCGGACGCGATGACCGCCGACCGCTCGTGCCAGTGCAGGGTCAGCGTCGAAGCCGAGACGGTCACCGGGTGCGGCAGCGGCTCGGCAAGCTCGACCGTCCCCGCGAGCGCGCCTGTCGTGACCTGCCGCACCACGCGGACCGAAGCCTCGATGGTGCCGATGCCGTAGAGCATCGCCGCTGCCGGGGAGTCGGGGGACGCGAGTATCACGGGAGCGCCGGATGCGCCCCACGTCACGGTCAGAGTACGCCGGTCAGTCGAGATGGAGGAGACGGTGTCAGGCTCGCGCGCGAGGTCGAGCGTGTACGCGATTGCGCCCGTGGGCCACGTGACCGTGAGGGTCGGGTCCGACGCGACGACGCCGTCCGGAGGCCACCACCGGAACCGATGCGCCTGCCCTGTGTTGAGTTTGCGCGCCGCCATGTGCGCAGGCTACCACACACCGCGCGAGAGGTCGACGCCCTACACCGCCGCGCGATTCGCCGCCGTGATGTCGGCCTCGGTCGCCTCGCGGTAGCCCCATCGCAGCGCCGTCGAGAGCGGCACCGCGAGCCACGAGTGTCGGCAGTTGTAGCCGCCGCCGCTGTCGAGCGGATGCGGCAGGCCGTTGACGCCGTTGTCCAGCTTCGGCGCGAGGGCTCGCGATACCCACAGCCCCACAAGCGCCGCGCAGAACGGGCGCGTAAGGCCGTCCTCCGGGCCTCCGTAGGCGTACCCGAGGATGCCCGGCAGCTCGTCGGCGTAGGCCCCCGCCACGGCCCGCGCGTAGACCGCGGTCTGCGTGCGCGCCTCGGTCGCGGCCTTCTCCGTGCTGATTTCGAGGCGCTTCGCGAGGCGCTCGGACAGCTCGGTCAGTGACTCCAGCCGATACCCTTCGCGGAGCAGCGGCATGAGGTCCGTGGCGACCGACAACGACGCGCCCCGGAATGCGTCCCGCGCGTCACGCTTCGCGGCGTCGATGACGGACGTGAGCGCCTCGACGTCGATGACCTCGCTCGGGTCGAGGCCGAGGGAGCGGAGATGCGCGGGGGTCGCGCGCTCGACCGCTTCGAGCCCGTCGAGCCACGCGTCTTGTACCTCGCCCGTGAGCTCGGCGACTGCGGCCGCGACCTCGTCGAGCTGCACCGCGATGATGCCCGCGCGCCAATCGCCGTCGCCGGCCTGGTCGAGCAGCTCGAGCAGCCGCTCGCGCAGGGTGGCGCGGAGTCCGACGAGAGCAGCGGCGGTCCGCTGCCCTACGTCGTCGATGTCGGCCTGCCGCCGACGCAGAGCCGCCCGTATCGCTGCGGGCAGTGCCATGCGTCAGCGGCGAGGCTTGCGCTTGGGCGCCTCGACGGCCTCGGGCTCGATGGCCTCGGGCTCGACCGGCTCGAGGATGTGCACCGCACCGTCGCCGTACTGCTCGCGAATCCACGCCACCTGCTCGGCGGACAGGTCCGCGGTCCACGGGTGGTTGTTCTGACCCATCGTGGGGACGCGCTTCGTGACGGTGCAGCGCATCAGGCGAGACAGTCGGTGATGGTGTAGCCGAGCTGCGCCATCAGGGCGACCTCGTCGGTGTAGACCTCGCCCTTGATGTACACGCCGCGAGCGGAGAGGTTGGCGCTCTCCTCCTCGCGAATCGACATCGGGAGCACGAGGCCACCGCTGTCGACGCCGCCGCCGAACAGCGGGTCCTCGACCACGAGCAGGAACGCCGAGGGGCGCGCGAGCACGTCGTTGCCGGCCGCCGTGACGCCGCTGCCGAGGCAGCCGAGCCACACGGTGTCGGTGAGCAGGTCGGCCGACGTGTGCGTGAGCCCGTCCGCCGAGGTCTGCCGCCGCGCGTCGCTGATGATGAGGTCGAGGCCGAGCTCACCCTTGAACGCCGCGATGAGGTACTCATCCGAGGCGACCGCGCGCGCGATGGGCGACGCGCCCGAGGTCACGATGGCGAAGCCACGGGCCTCGGCGGAGCGCGCCACGAAGGAGGCGACCGCGCGGCTCATGATGACCGTGTCGGGACGCATGCCGAACGCCTGCGCACGGAACACCTCGATGGCGGCCCGCAGGTCGCTCATGGGGGCGGCCGTGGCGACCGTCGACCACTGCACACCCGCGCCGCCCGAGAGGGCCGTGAGGGCGGCCGTGCCGGTCCAGTTGCCGGTCGTCGAGAACGAGGTGAGGACCTTGCTCTCGACGGCGAGGGCGAGCGAGCGCGCGAGGCTCACGGCCTCGAATTCCTTGATGCTCTCGGGCATCTGCGACCGCTCGAGGAGCCGGTACGGCAGGAGGTCCGACGCGAGCTTCATCTCGACCGTGCGGTACGTGACCGTCGTCGGTGCGCCGAGCGAGCGCTGCGGGTAGTCGGCCGCGAGCGCCGTCTCGAGGACCGCAGGCGAGCCGAGCATCGACGCCGAGGGCGCCACGAAGATCGTGCCCTGATGGTCGCGCGGGGCGACGCGGACGGTGTTGCGCCCGAGGCGCGGAAACACGAGCCCGCCCAGGTCCTGCATGGCGCCGATGACGCCTGCCGCCGAGAGGACCGGATTGACCGGCGCAAGCTGCGCCGTGGTGTAACCAGCCATGTGTCAGCCCTCCTTAGGCCACGAGGATGCGGATGCCGGAGAGCAGGATGCTGCACACGGCGTCGTTGGCGGTCGCACCGGTCGAGGACCGGCCGCCGAGCATGGTGCCGAGACCGAAGTCACCGGACGCTGCGGCCTTGACCTCGGCGTCCGCGGTGCACCCGATGGTGGTACCCGGGGCGATGGCGGCCGAGGCGATGGCGTAGTCGACGCGACCCTGCACGACCACGTCGATGAGGTCGCCGACCGCGGCGGCGGCGGTGCCCGCCACGCCCACGATGAGGTGACCCGTCGCGCTCGTGCCGTCCGTCGCCTGCGTGACGACCGGGATACCGGTGGAGTAGGAGTTGAGGCGCACGAACCGACCGCGCGCAATGGCGGCCGACGCGATGCACGTGATGGTGACGGGCTGGCTCATCGGGTGCTCTCCTTCCGGCCGAGGGCCGCAGCAATCAGTTCGTTCGCCTTGGCGACCGCGGCCTTTTCGGGCGTGGTCTCGGGCTTGGGCTCGGCGGCCCCGCCGTGCCCCGCCGCGCTTCCGACCTGCGCCTGCGGCACCATGTCGGAGAGCATCGCGCGCACGTCGTCGAGGCCGATGCGGACGGCCCGCTCGACCCACGACGCACGCGACGCCTGCGGGATGCGGGTCTCACGGATGGCGCCATCGACAATGGCCTCCGCGTCCCGCGTGCGGAGCGCGAGCTCCGCGGCTTCGGCGCGCGCGGCATCAGCCTGCTGCGCACCCTTCAGACGCTCGACCTCTCGGGCGAGCGCCTCCAACTGTGCGGCCTGCGCCGCAACCTGCTCGCTCATATCGAGCGCCTCCATTCCGCCATCGAGAGACGCGAGCGCCGGGGCGGTCCGGACAGCGCGCGGGTAGTCGAGCGGCATGCGGCCGCCCATGAACATCCAGTCATCAGCGTCGGTCGCGATGCGGTCCACGAGGCCCCGCTCCACGGCGTCCTGCGCCGAGTAGACCGAGCCATCGCCGAGCGCCTCGCGACTCACGCCACGACCGCGCGCGATGTCGTCGAGCATGACCTCGGCGAGCGCGTCGACCCGGCGCTGGAGCGCTGCGATGTAGTCGCCGTCGTCGACCGACGCGCGCTTGCTCGGCGTCTGCGTCGAGACCACCTCGACCACGTGCTCGGCGTCCTCGACGTAGAGGGTCACGACCACGCCCACGCCACCGACCTGCGCAGTCGGCGACGCGACAATCTCATCGGCGCCCGAGATAACCCACAGCGCCGCTGATGCCGCGGTGCCGTAGACGTAGGCGACGACGTAGACGCCCGCGGCCTGCGCTCGTGCGATGGCGCGCCGGGTCTCGACGACACCAGAGACGTAACCTCCGGGGGAGTCGACGTGGATGATGAGCACGGGATGGCGCTCGGCCATCGCCTTGTCGGCCTCGTGCCGAGCAGCGCTGTAATCGTAGGGGTAGAGCCCGCCCTCGAGGTGCATCGAGCCGACCGCACCATCGGGCAGCACCCGCGCAGGCCGAGGCGCCGAGAGCGCCCGCGCATGCCCTGCAAGCACGGCCAGTTCGGCCGGCGCCATCGATGCGCCCGTGTTCTCGTCTCGCTGCATGTCGACCTCCTTGAGCCGCTCGACCCATCGCCGCCCGGGGTCGCCGCCCCACAGGAGCCACGCCACGAATCCCGGCGTCTCCTCGCCATCCTGGTCATCGACGCCGCGCTGGAAGTCGTCAGCGTGGCGCGCGAACCATGCAGGGGCCTCGACGGTCGCCCACTGCTCGGACTGCGGCTCACCGTCCGCGATGCTGTTGGCGCGGCGCACGGTCTCGGGCTTGAGCCCGTCACCGGACCTGCCGGCCTGGTGCAGCTCGACGCCCTTGCGCGCGGCGTCCTGCACGGCCTCGGGTGGCGTCAGCTCGGCGGTCGTGAGCGCCATCAGAGACCGCCCGGCAGCCCGCCCGAAGGCGGCGTCATGGCGACCGTGCCCGCGACCCGCGCGCGCTCGCTACGCCCATCGGCGGCAGTCGATGGCGGCGCAAGCTCGAGGGTGGCGCGGATGTGGCGCTCGTCGTCGGGCGACGGCGTCAGCGCGCCGGTGTTGAGCAGCGAGACCACGTCCGCGATGCGCTCGACCCACAGCGGGGAGCGGATGCCCGCATAGGTCAGGCGCGGCAGCTCGGCGAGCGGGAGCGGCCCGATGTTGAGCGCGACGATGGTGCGGACGTAAGGCGCGAGCCCCTCGGCGACCCACTGACACAGGTCGCCCGCGAGCTGCGCCGCGAGGTCCGCGTGCACCTGCGCCGTGGAGTAAGAGCCCGACGAGGACGCCGAGCCCATCGCGAGGTGTTGCACGTAGCAGGCTTGGAGGATCTGCCGCTCGAGGTCGGCGACCACCCCCGAGAGAGGCGCGGCCGAGTCGGGGCGGCCTTCCCACGCGAGCGTTGCCCACGAGGGCATCACCAGCGCGGCCTCCTCGTGCGAGGACCACTTGCGGGCGATGTCGAGGAGCGCAGTCCGCGCCGACTCAATGGCCGACACGTCGGGCGGTCCGCCATCGCTGCGAGCCGAGCGCCCGAGGGCCTCCTCGTCGATGCTGATGGTGGGCACTGGGACCGCAGTCCGCTGCATCGCGACCGCGCGCAGGCGCATCGTCGCCGTGTAGTCCGTGGCGAGCGGCTCGATGTGCCGCATGATTCCGAGGCCCTCGACGCCCGCGGCAGGCGAGGGGTAGACCAGGTGGACCAGCCGCTCGTAGGGCAGCCGCACCGATGTCATGCTCGACAGCCCGCCCGGCTCGCGGCGCCACTGGTCGACGGCGACCACGCGCCCGTCACGGTCGTACACCCATTGGCGCACGCTCGACTGGTCGCGCGGCTCAAGGTCGACGTAGGTGGTCCCCTCGTAGGGGTATGCGACCATCTCCGCGAGGCTGAACCCCATTAGCGCGCCGCGCAGGAGGTCGCGCAGTCGCGACTCCCACGAGGGCAGCGCGATGATGCGCCCCTCCCACTCGATGACCGGGGAGCTTGCCCCGCCGAGGCCGAGCACGCGCCGCACGACCGCCGCAGCGGCCTCCGACGCAGGCGAATCCGCCACCGGGGATACGTCCCACGTGGCCGAGGTCGCGAGGCCCGACAACGCCTGCCACCCGACCCGCACGGGCGCGCACCGCTCGGCGACGCTGTACGCCCGGATGCGCTCCGACAGCACCGCGAACCGTCGCGCGTGCTCGCCATCCTGCGCCGCGAGAGAGTGCGCGCCGATGCCCCGACCTGGTACGGCCTCGGGCGCGACGTAACCGGATACGCGGACAGCCTGCGGCATGTGCGCAGACTACCACACGCCGTCAGTCGATGCACGCACGGTGCGTCAGGCTACTCGGCGAGCGCCTCGACCGTGCGGCAGGTCGTGGCGAACCCCGCCGACGTGCAGTGATAGTCCACGCCCTTGCACCGCGCGTCCCACGTCCACGAGGCGTAGTGCATCTCGACCTCGCGGACCTCGACCTGCTGCTCCGTGCACGGCATCTGCGACACGCTCATCGCGCGCGCCGAGGATTGCCACTGTGCGGAGCAGCCTGCGACGACGAGCGCCGCGAGGATGAACCTGCCCATCTCGCACCTCCTGCGGCCCTCGCCGCACTGCCACGAGTAGCACGCGCCCTGCCCGGGTAGCAACATGCGGCGCCCCTCAAAGGCGAAACCCCCGACGCGTCAACGCCGAGGGCTTCAGGGTGACGCGGAGCGGGCCTGAGAACACGCCCGCGTCGATGACCGCCGGGCATGTCGCAGAGGACTGCCGGGCATCTGCGAGCAACGTACCTGCGACCCCGCCGGAGCGTCAACCTACTCGTGCCACGACCCCGGCGCCTCGTATCGACCCCGCCCCTGCTGCGTCGGAGCCGGCGCCGTCGTCGCAGGGCCGGGCGGCGACCAGAGCACGTGCCTCACCGCGTATCGCAGCGCGTCGGCGTGGTGGTCGTGCGTCCCGTCCTTCGCGGGGCGCCCGGGTTGCCGCGCGTCCCACCGATACCCCGACAGCGCCCGGGCCAGAGTGCGCCGCCCCGCTGGAGCTCGCAGCCCGGTCTCGTAGAGCTGCCGCGCCACGGTCAGCGCGCCGCGCTCGAGGGCGAGGTCAACGCGCGTGCACCCGCTCACGATGTCACGCCGAGCCGGGTCGCGCTCGATGATGGGCACCATGCCGAGTCCCTGCGGATGCGCAGCGCGGACCAGGTCGAGGTCGGACGCCCCGGTCTGCGCTGACCGCGCCGCGCCGGCCGGGTCCACCACGACCATATCGAGCGGGATGCGCCGGTCGCCCGGGGTCCAGTGGCGTCGAGGCACGCAGTCGGCCGCGAGGCGCGCGAGCAGGTCGGGGAGCGCTTCGTCGTCCGGCGCCCACTCACGCACGACGCACCAGCGGTTACGCCCGGTCTCGGCGAGGGCGAGCACCGCTGGGTGCCGCAACCCGAAGTCCATCGCGAGGAGGCACCGCATCGTGCCCCACTCCGGCACGAGGTCGACGACGCAGCGCTCCGGTTGCCACGAGCGGAACACGGACCCCGAGGGCGGCAGCGGTCGGTTCTCCGCGAGCGCCGAGAAGTCCCGCTCGCCGAGCGTCTCGCGCATCCGGTCGAGCCACCCGGGCCCAAGGTGCGCCACGTTGTCGGCGCTCACCGGGAGGTACACGGCCCCGCCGACCTCGCGCGTCCGCTCGACCCACCACGCAGGCTCCACGGGGATACCGCACGTGAGCACGATGGGCGCGCGGATGTGCCCGCCCTGCGTCATCGGCACGCGAGCTCGAGAGCGCGCCACGTCGAGCACGTCAGGGCGTAGCGTCTGGCACTCGTCGATGAGCACGGCGTGTGCGTTGACGCCCTCGATGGGGGACTGCCCGAGGCCCGCGCCTGCCGGTGTGTCGAGGTGCGCGAGGATGAGCCTCGACCCGCTTGGCCACGCGAACGCCTGCTCGCTGATTTGGTGCGCGACCGTCGAGCCCGAGAGCAGGCCGTGGAGATGCGGGAGGTGCACGTCCCGAAGTCGCCGATGCGTATCCATGCCCACGACCACGGTGGCGCCGGGCCGGTGCTCCGCGATGAGGCACGCGAGCGCGCAGAGTGCGAGGCTCTTCCCGCTCCCGAGCCCGCCACGGATTGCCGCGATGTCGCCGGGCCAGTGACCCGAGAGGCCCGCGGCGAGCATGTCGGCCTGCCACGGCAGCGGGTCGAGGTCCGCGATGCGCGGCGTGGTCATGCCGAGCCCGAGCGCTCCGGGGCGGTGCGTGCTGCGATGCGCTCGAGGAGAGGCGCGGTCTCGACGCCCTGATGGACGTGGGTCGTGACGGTGACCGAGGGCTCGCGCGGGTACTCATCCGGGGATGCGCGCTCGAGGAGCCACGCCGCAGCCTTCCAGTCGCCCCCGGCCGATGCGCCGCGAACATGTTCCAGGAGCGTGGCATTCGCGCGCGCGCGCGCCTGCGCCCATTGGTCAGCGAACGCCGCAAAGGGCTCCTGCCCATCCTTGCCGCGCTGGACCCACTCGTCGACCGTTGCACGCGAGATTCCGGCCCGAGCGCACGCCGCGCCCACGAATCCGAGCGACTCCATCGCGTCGCAGAGCCGCGCAATCATCTCCGGCGTGCACATGGTCGGGCGCCCCGTGTCGTGCGTCTTTGCCGGTCGCCGCGGGGGCTTGCGCGCGCTCACACTGCCATCCGCTGCGGACCCGCAGGCCACGCCGCCATCTGCTCACGTGCGACCCGCGCCACCTCGAGGATGACGCTCGCCCGCTGCGCCGCGCCCCAATCGTAGACCACCGGCGCCCCACCAACCGGCCCCGTCCGCGTCCACCGCCCAAGCATCACAGCCGGAACGCCCCGGTCTCGCGCAGCTCGCAGCACGTGGTCGTGGAGCAGTCGCGTCGGGTCGTCCTCGGCGACGGTCATCCCCTGGCCCGTGTCCTCGGCGACGAGGAGCAGCGTCGGAGGTGGCTGCACGTCGAGGAGCCGCAGCACGTCGAGCGTGGTCGAGAGCGCGATGGTGACGTTGGCGCCGAGCGCCCGAGCTGCCGCGATGAGCAGCGCACGGGGCGCCTCGGTCTCGCCATAGATGACGACGGTCATCGGCATGGTCATCCGTCTCCCTGTGTACCCGGGGCGGGCGGTATGCCCCCCAGGTGATGGATCATCGACTGCTGCGTCAGGTCGCGTCGGAGGCCGTGCATTCTCTCAGAGCATACCCGCTGGCTCACCCGCTCGCCGTCAATGCGCGTGACCGACGCCTCGATTCGGACGCAGTCCGCCGTGAGCCGCTCGACCATCAGCCTGGTCCTCTCCATCGCCGAGGCCATGCGCCAGAGGATGCCGCCGAGCGTGCACAAGGCGCCGATGAGCCCGAGCCCCACGGCGACCTCGGACGCACTACCCACGGGCGCACACCCACAGAGGCTGGCGCCGACACCGCGAGGCGTGGAGCCTGACGACGGGCGCGACGATGCAGCGGTACACGTCAGCGACCGCGCAGATCGAGCGCATGACCGTCTCGCACGCAGGCATCCCCCACGCCCGAGCAGACCACCACGTCGGGGGCCTGCGCTTGCGCGGCACGAGCGGCATCAGGGGCCGCCCGGCTTCGGCCCGTTGGCGCTCATCGAGCGCCCGACGAGCAGCCCCACGATGCCGGCAATCTGCGCGATGGCCGTGTCGACCTTGCCGCCCTCGATGAGCGCGAGGCTCGCGATGAGCCCCATGCCGATGACGCCCGCGATGAGCGTCGCGTTTGCCCGCAGGCCGTTCACGGCGCGAGACCCGGCGGCGCGTCCTCGGCTGCCGGGGGAACCGACTCCGGCGCGACGCTCGGCGCCACGACCGGGAGCGCCGCATCAGGCGTCTCGGCGACCTGCCGCGAGCACCCCACGTCGACCCGCAGGCCGTCTGCCTCGAGCGTCGCGCGCAGTGCCACGAGCCGCACCGGGAGGCCCGTCAGCGACGGCACCGCGACCGGCACCGAGGCGATGGGGGTCGAGCACACCCACACGTCACGCTCGATGCTCGGCACCGTCGCCGAGCCGCAGGAGATGAGGAGCGCAGCCGAGAGGCCCGCGAAGATGAGACGCCGCATGCTGCCTCCGCTCACTGGTAGCACGTCACGACGAGGGCGCCACCGGCCCCCGCGCCGCCTGCGCCGCCTGTCGTCGCGGTGCTTCCGCCGCCACCGCCACCGCCACCACCGAAACCGCCACCCGCGCCGCCTGCGCCACCGGCTGTCGAGGATGCGCCACCGCCACCACCACCCGCGCCCGGAGCTACCGCGCCCGTGGTGACTGCGCCACCCGCGCTGCCCGGGTTGCTGCCGAGCTCGCCGCGCGCGCCACCCTGCGGTGGGGTCGCGGTGACCCACAGCGCGCCATTGCCTCCTACTGCGCCGGGGTTTTGAGTGTTCCCGGACGAGACCATGCCGCCGCCGCCGCCGCCGCCCGCGCCCCACGCTGCGGCGTTGCTCGCCGTGCCGACTTGGGGCGCACCCGAGCCACCCCCGTTGCCGCCTGCCGCGCCGGTTCCCTGACCTGCGCCGCCCGTGCCGCCCGTTCCGCCCGTTCCGCCACCACCGCCGCCGCCCGCGCCGCCGCCCGCAATGCCGTAGGTCCCGAACGTGGTCGCAGTGCCTGCATCACCTGCGTTGCCGTTCGTCGACCCGCTCGCCTGCGCCGCGCCGCCCGTGCCGCCCGTGCCGACGACGTAGGACACGGTCGCGTTGCCCGCGATGCCGTCCACGACGCCCCGCGCGTACCCGCCGCCACCCCCGCCCCCGGCCCCGCCACGGGTCGATGCCGCTACGCCGTTGCGCGCCGAGCCGCCGCCGCCGCCGCCGCCGATGGCGACCCACTCAACGACGTCGCAACCGTCTGCCGGTGCGGTCCATGTGCCGCTGCCCGGCGTCAGATACCGCGTGACGATGGGGCCGGGGTCCGATGAGCCCGTGCCGCCGCTCGGCGGTAGCGTGATGGTCGACCCCGCGCTCAGTGCGAGCGGGATGCCGACCATGAGAGCGAGGCCGAACAGGAGCCCCGCGAAGATGTGACGTGTGGCGCGCGTCATGGCTGCGTCCGATACGTGCCGCACACCTCGAGGTCCGCAGTGCTACTCCCGACCGAGCGCAGTGACACGGCCTGCGCCGTCACACCGCCCGCGACCAGGCCACGCGTCGACCACACCCGAGCGCCACCCGCCACGATGCGGGGCGCGTGAGTCGTCGCGCCGCAGCCTGCCGAGGCGCCCATGCACAGGACCGCATTGTCG